TCCAAACACAAATTATAGGCGTTACTTTCCTTTCCCATGTAAGTCATATATTCATTCAATGAATCTAAAAGCCTATCCATCATTCTGATTTCACTTGAATGAATAGATAAACCCTCGTTTTTTTTCCTATCAATTTTTCTTTCCATTTCAAATTCGAAAAAGGTTTTTGAATTATCATATTCCACCATTGCTTTGCTCCTTTTGTAATGAGTATTCCGCAAAAGTTTTGCCATCTACTTTCTTTTTTTCAGTAATGATTTGATGACCCTTTTGCCTTAGATCGAATATTCTTGAACTAAGCCTAAAGCACCCAAATTTGTACAAAGCTTCAAGGGGGGTTATTTTGTTACCTATTTCAAGGTATTCTAAGATTTGTTTGTTTTGTGATTCTGACATTTTAACTCCTTTCTATAAGTTCTTCGCCAGTTCACGCTCATTGACAACTTTGGTTCTCATGTCATCTCTGAACGCTTTGAAGGACTCAAACCTTATTTTGGCTCTGTTCCTTCGCTTTAAGGTTTCACTATATCTATTAGCAAAATCCCTAAATTTTTCATGGGTATATATTAACCCATCTAATTGTTTGATATTCTTATACATTTTTTGCCTAGAGAAAGAAATTGTTAATTCAGCAACTATCATTTTCTCTTCTTTTTTCATGAGCTCTACCGCTGTGTCTAGATCGGCAAATATAGTGCCTAACTCTTCTTGTTGGTAAGAGAGCTTACTGGGGTCAAATTCTATTGAGTAAATATCTGTCATTTGATGCACTCCGAATACGTTATCATATAGCCTATTTTATCTTTATAGCTGTCATGATGTTTGGGGTTTGATTTCAACCTAACTGTCTTTTGCCAGTCGTTGCAAAGAGCCACTTGATAAGGCTTTATTTCTACACCTAGTATTATTGACCACCCCTTTGCTATTTCTTCGTGATTGGTTTTTATATCGCCATAGTCAAGACCACGATTTTCAACAATGCTCACTACCTCTTCACATAACTTTTTACCAACCATCTGGATTTTCCTTTTTCCATTTTATTCTTTCCAGTAAATCTTCTTTCCATTGCTCGTTTAATTCTTTATCTGCGTGCCCTAAAGTATGACACTCACGACACAAGGCATAAAGATTGTCGATCCGGTTGAGCCTGTTACCTTTTACCCCACCCATGCCCTTTGGTATCAAATGATGAATGTCAACCGCTTGTGCTCTACGACAATTCCAACACATGGGGATATCATTCTCATGATACCCCCAAAATTCAGCAAAGAGCTTTTTATAGTTCTTTAAGGTTCTCATGAAATGCCCTTACCGCATTTTTTGTAAGCTCCTCAATATCGCTCACTGAGAAGTGTCCAGACCCCATAGATCGACCAACTACACCTGTCACGAAAATATCTAAACGCTGTGTATCGCTTTTATTAAAGCCACTAGAGGGTGGTTTAGGTGCAAAGTTATTATTCTGTGGCATTTGCTGTGGTGCTTGTGGCGGTATCGCTTGGTCATTTGGATTCGGTACTACAACCAGATTTTGAATATTCGTGTACTGATTTCCTTTAGCTGACGTTTTTACATTTACAACCTCAAAATTAATAGCATCTCCCGCAAGTGGCATAGGATTTAAAATTACCCCCCTTAAATAGAGCCTACGCCCATCTATTAAGTCGATAGAATAGCTAGGCTTTCCATTTTCTGTTCTATCTTCTATTGCACTTATTATATTACCCATATTATTTTCCTTATTATCTATTGATTACATTATAACCACGACCCTCAAGACACCTATTTACAAAATCCTTTCTGGTTTTTGCTTTCGGACTGAGCCATAGTACCCTCCAACGAAAGCTATTATACACTGCTTTGCTTTTATCAAAAACGTAGCTTGTATTGTCCTCGACAAGGCTTTTGCACGTATAATAATCATCGTGAAAGCGGTTCATGTCACCTTTAATATTAGATGACGATTTTCCTCGACTATCGACTATCGGCATGGTGGAGCACCCACCAATAACAATGGCTGACAGTAAAGAGAAAATTAGGTTTGATCTTTTCATTTGAACTCCAATTCATTTATAAACCTATATTATTATTTTGGTTTTGTCACGAAAAAGCAACCAAGAAAAAATACCCATAAACAAAGACCATAAGTAGAAATAAAAAATCTTTAAACATGATTATACCCACCTGTGATGAAGTTTAATTTTAAGTGCTTCTTCCAAATGATTGACTATGGCAAACCCCATGTCCATACCGCAACCTTGGATACGGACACCATGATTTTTCAAACTGTACCCCAAAAATTTAGATACATTCCAACTCAGATGGATTATTTCGTTTTTGTGGCAAACCATTAACTTGATATCTCTGGTCATGCCGGATTGGGAAACATGAGAAAGAACACAATATATAGTCGACCCTGTTTTAAGATAGTGTCTGAGGTTCTCCTCTGCTAATTTTTTATCTGTGCTTATTTTATTCATTTCTTATTACCTCCAAACTTTGTTATTTTTTCTTTCATAAGCTTTTGAAGTATTAATTGATTGAGGTCTTTTTTGATTGAGAAGTACAAAGACAGCTCTGCTTGTATGCCATGTTTCTTTAAATCTTCTTTACTGGCTTCCCTTGTCTTAGATACGATCTCGCAATATTCTTTGACCAACCCAAAATATTTAGCGGTAGACATGTTCAGAACCCTAACATCTGTGAGCTCTGAACTTACTGTTTTTGTCATATTCATTGTTCCTGCTTTCTAATTTTACCGAATAAAGAATGAAAATTTATCATAGACTGCCTTACCTCTTTGAGGTTCATCCACTCACTTTTCTTAAGGGGTGTAACTCCCTCATCATCGCAATCCATACAATAGTCGGTATAAAAGTCCTCGATTATTTCTTCCATGCTGATTGGTTTAAGTTTGAATGTCATTACTATTCCTCCTCCAATATTTCTTTGACGTATTCGTAGACAGATGAGTAATCTTCAACTCCTTCATTAAGACCTATTGTGCCGATCGGTTGTGAAAACTCCCAATATGTCCCATCTCTGGAAAATGTGACGCCATGCTTGAGACATAACCTTTTTAATTTTGAATAGTATCTTTTCTCACTTCTACGATACTCTTTTTGCTCCGGTGATACATATCCCTTGGGTGGCTGAATAAATTTATTTAAGTTGATCATTAGCACTCTCCCTGTGCTAAAGCTTCACCACAATCTAACATCTCAGCTCTTTCTAATTGCTGAAGATAGTCTTCGTAATCTGCCTTTTTGATCTCACCGCTTTTGTACTTTTTAAGCAACTCTTTTCTTTCGGCTCTATACTGGGCTTGAATTTTTTTGATAACACTCATTTTGAACTCCAATTATTATTATTATTATCGTCTATAAACCTAGTATGTGGGCTAGGTTATTGAAAGACAAGAAAAAATATTGTTATGAGAGTTTTTTTTTGATATTTTAATGGTATTCCTCCTAAGACTAGCGGAATATACAAATGAACTCCAATTCGATTTGTATAGCTTGGGGGTGGTTTTTATAACTTAGATGGGTGATATCTCATTAGACTTTAAAACTTACCCCCATGACTAGAGAAGCTGACATACAAATATCCTGCAATGATTATCTAAATTACCTATGTAAACACTATCATTTTAGGCATTTTCATGTGCCAAACGAGGGTAGAAAGTCCATAGGTTATCATTTAAAGCTTAAAAAAATGGGTTTAAAGTCTGGTTGCCCTGACCTTATCGTGGAGTATCCACCCGGAAAAGTGCTCTATATAGAGTTAAAAAATGAAAAGGGTCGGCTGTCTGACGCCCAAAAGCTTTGGTTGGTTCAATCTAAAGCTATGGATACACCGCATTTTGTCGTTAAAGGTGGGGTCACGCAATGTTTAGAGCAGATCAAAGAGATAATTGAAAAAAACGTCCCTGTAAGGTCTTAGTTATTTTGCTGTTGGTTTTTACCTTTTTACTCTTAATAGACGCTGTACAGCCTTTAAATTGCCTTTGGAGGGCATTTTCATCTTTCTTTTGCGTCTCTTTCTTGATCGTATAGGTCTTTTATCTATTAACTCAGAGATTGTAGCGGTTGTTGTGAAGCCACTCATTTCCCGACTTTCCGCATTGCTCTGGTATGTGCTTGTTTGAAAGTTTTGCCCGATCTTAAATCTTTAGCCATTTCCTTCATATGTTTTAAAGAATGATGCCGGGCATGGCGGTTCATAGCTTTTGTTTGTGTCTTATTCAATTTAGCTGTGAACTTCTTAATAGATTTGACTAAAACCATCTACCGCTTTTTTCTTTTCATTTTTTTGTTTTTTTTCTTCTTCTTCATTCCCTTAGAATGAGCTCCTTTTCCTGTATGATACGGCATTTATTTTTTTCCTTTCTTTTTCTTTTTACCCTTTTTTTGACTTTTTAGAATTGCTTCTTGAAGTGCTTTTGGTAGTTTTTTTTGTTTTGGTGTTAGTGCCATGATAACCCCCTTTCGTTTTTTCTTTCAATGATTTTCTTAAAAAATAACTCGCAATTTTTGAGAAGAAATCATAAAGCTTTAAATATATCTTACTCATTATGTCACCAATTCGAAATGGACGGCATCAATAAATGGTCTTTTGTTAAGTGAGCGTCTAAGGTCTATGTAAGCCATCATAGCTTCTTCAGCCGTACCTTCCCAATCACGCAAGTCTGGGATATGCCATGAAGCACCCCATCTTATACCTACTCCTTCTCTTACTGACGCTTCTTTGAACGCATCTGCTATATCATCGTATAGGTTTAGTTCCCATGAAATGCGTGAGCCAATATAAGCCACAACATCAACCGCATCGCCTGTTAAATGCTTGCTTTTCATGGTTTGCGATGCACCTCTAGCAACTAAGTCCTCTTGCTCTTTTTCAGTTCTGAGTCCGCATGAAACTCCAAAGTCGACGTTCGTCAGTGTGATGGCGGTGGTAACTACAGAGTGCAATTCGTTTTTCACTCCGTCCAACCTACCTAAGCTTCTTTGTGATAATGTGAAAGGCATTATTTTCTCCTTAATTTAGAGAATGACCGCAAGCCAAATGACCCGGCAATACTTGCATACATTCCGTATTTGATAAAGTCTGGTGTTTTTTCAAGATTTTCCCAACCTCTAGCCATGATATCCTGCATACCCCCCCAAGGAATGAAATTTGCCAATATTATAGCAACAAAAACAATAGTCCACAATTCATCTTTCCAAGAGCTCTTAGAAGCGTCCATTGCCATTGTCTCCCAATTAGCAGTGCCCTCTGCTATTTTTTGCTCTTTAACCGCTTTTGCTTTTTGTATTTGTGATTTGCTGTCCAGATAAGAGGTACCTAAACCTACTATTGAACTAACGATCTGACCTATCATTGTCACCCCCTTTAGCTTCTTTGTTGATGAATACCGCAAAGCTTCCTGTCATTGCTCCTGTGACTACTGATATAAGTGAAGCCATCTGTGTGCTCAGTTCTGGCTGTGACAAGGCAAACTCGATACACCTTATGTAAACTAGCGTCATAACAAGCATCATAAATCTAGGTATTATTTGCCATTTATTTAATGTCTCTGGTGTCATTTTTTAAAACTTTCATTTAGTGAATCTACTACTTGGTCTATGTTGGGTTCAGAACCACCTGGATCATAACGACATTGGAATTCTACCGGGCACTCGCCTTCAACAACTAAAGTATATGTATCGTTTGCTCCTTTATATAAACACACTTGTTGACCATTCCTTGCTTTTTTTCTCTTATATCTTCTACAAGTAACATATTTTGGGTCTTCTCTCATCCCTTTTCTTATTTCTTGTTCCCATGTCCAGTCGCTAAATTTTTTAAGAAAACACGTGAAACAGTTCTTTATATTGTCCGATTGTGCGTAATATATCACCTTTCCATTAGTACAAAGCCATTCAAAGGTTTCTTGACCACCTTCTTTTCTGACGCATTTATCTCTAGTCTGATAGCCACCAACCCCTGTCCAACCCCATGAGTGAGTAAACAAAAAGACCCAAAAAACCAATGCCAACACTACACACAATGATAATGACCACAATAGAAATAACTTTTTCTCTA